GGGGGGGATTGTTTCCACCCCAAAAAGTTATCCACATCGTTACCCTACGCCATCCCGCCAAGGACGATAGGCCGCGTTAGTAGCCCTCAATCCTCTTGGCTGCAAGCCCGCGCAGGTAATCCTTCGTAAGCTCGCCATCGTCCGCCATCCTATGGTGTAGCCTGCATATGCACACGAGGTTGCCGTCCTCAACCAGCCCGTCTGGGTCGTCGCGCAGCTTCTCGATGTGGTGGACCTCCAACCCTTCGGTCGTAACCTTCCCTTGGTCTCGGCACACCTCGCACATCCAGTGCGCATCGTCCCTAACCTGTAGGCTCTTCCTCTTCCACCTTGAGGTGAAGCGCAGCCTGTCCGCTCCCGTCCTGTCGTACCTGTATGTCGGCATCTTCATCGGGCATGGCTGGTCGTATGGGTGAATCCTCCCACATCGTGGGCATGCCTTGTATGCTCCCATCTAATCACCCTCGCCTGTGCAAAAAGTAGCCCCTCCCCACCGAAGCGAGAAGGGGTCATCCACAGCGACCTACGCGCTCTCCGTGCCATTGCCGGTGTCTGGCATACCTTCCGCACCGTTGGTACCGGGTGTGGCATCGCCGGGCTGCTCGGCGGCATCGAGTCCGTCGTAGTACGCTGCGGCAAGCTCTTCTACCTCGGCGATGTCGCTCTCATCGAAAAACCCGCTGTCGAGGTGCGTGTAGGCCTTGTCAAGCCAGAACGCAACGCCGCGCCCCGCCTGAATCTCGCGCTTGATGCTGCGCAGTGTAAGGTCGTGACGTGCCTTGCTCTTTACTGCCATTGGTGTCTCCTAACCTTCGGTGATGGATGCTATTGCCGATTCGATGTTAGCGAAGGCGATGTTCACGTCGCGCGTGTGCTCGATGCCCGTTTTTGGTGTGACTTCCGCGTCTGTCCACACGTTGCTGATTGAGTCGGGCAGGCTCGGCACGGTGATTTTGCCCAGGGTGTACGTATGCTCAACGCTTACAGCCATGTAGAACTCCGCGCCGATTGAGCGCAAGTATTCCTTTGCCGTCGCAAGGTCCACGACGGTGTCCGGGCGCGTGAACCTCACATAAACGCTTTTAAGCACTCCGCCGTTGACAGGCTCGGCGATGTCGATGTCCCCTTGCACTGCGACGTTTGAGATAGACGAACCCATGCGATATGGCACGTCGGACGGTGGTTTGAGAGACAGCTGGAAGTCCGCACGGCCCGCCTTCTCCTCATACAAATCGGTGAAGTCAAACCCCTTCCACACCCTCGCCACAAGGCTGACGTTGCCGTTCTTGTCCACCTCGATGGTGTCCGCCGTGCCGTCGGGTAGCTTGGCTAGGTAGGGGTGCTCTGCGGGCAAGGTGAAGGGCAGGGATTGCGAGGTGTAAGGAGCATAGTCGGATACGGTGGAGCTTCGTTCAAGCTGAACGTTACTAAACTGCGGCTCGTTTTCCTGTTCTTTGTTGCTTTTTAAGAAAATCCACCCTTTATATTCAGAGTTTGTGCTGAATTGTAAGCTGCTAGATTTGCTTACATTCGCGACGGTCTCGCACAGAACTTTGTTCCTTCCCCGTTGTTCAGCATCGACACGTGCCGTCTCAGCCTGCTTGCGGGACTGCTCGGCTGTCTCGACCAGCTTGGCTTGCTCTTTAATCTCAGCGAGTGCATTCTCTGCACCGTCGGCTGCGCCGCCTGCTCGCACCGCCGCAGCGTTGGCGTACTCGGTCGCCTGCCTCGTGCTCTCCGTCTGCGCCTTGGAGCCCTCGATTTCCGCTCTCAGCTTCTTGGCCATCTGGCCGTACCTCTTGTCGTTTGACGAACATCTCGTCGGTGGTGTCCACCAGCTCGGAGCCGTTGCGGATTTCAATGTACGCGCGAGCCGTGCCAACGGCGGAGTAACAGGTGTCTGGCAGCGTGCAGCGGACGGTGCATGCGTCCACCTCCATCGGCACGGGGCCGACGAGCTTGCCGTCCGCCGCTTGCCAGACGAGGTGCGCGGTCATGCCTGTGAGGTCGTAGGGCCTGCGGTCGCAGCGCACGGCTACGGAGAGCGTCACGTTGTCCCGCTCGCCGCGCCGAAGCGGTGAGATGCGCAGCTTGCCGCCTGTCGAGTAATCCTTGCGGGTATGAGCGTAATGGTCTCTATCATCTAATCACTTCCCGTCTTAATACAGATAGCCCACGCCCCGAAGGGCGATGTCCTGCCGTCCTTCGGGGCGGTACTTGCTTTTTATGTCTTCCTGCCAACGCAGGTTATCCCAGCTTCGCGTTCACGATTGCCTGGATGGCATCGTAATCGTATCCAGCATTTTCAAGACGGTCGCGCCTGTCGTCACCGTTGCCCCATGCGCCATCGATGACCTCATTAGCAATCTGCTCGTCGCTCTTCCTAGCTGGTCGGAGCTTCGCGTTCACGATTGCCTGGATAGCGTCAGGGTCATACCCTGCCTTGGCAAGACGGTCGCGCCTGTCTCCTCCATTGCCCCATGCACCTTCGATAACCTCGTTTGCAACCTGCTCGTCGCTCTTTCTCGGAGGCTTGAGCTTTGCATTGACTATTGACTGGATAGCGTCGTAATCATATCCAGCGCTTGCAAGACGGTTGCGCCTATCGTCCCCGTTTCCCCACTGGCCTTCGATTACCTCGTCGGCAATCTGCTCGTTGCTCTTCGTGGCTGGTGCAGGAACGACGTTGCCTGCCGCCCATGCGTCCCACTCCTCTCGGCTCATGTACGCCTTGTCGAGGTCGAGGTCACCGTCCCAGCCGTAAAGCCGTCCCGTGGAGGCATATTGGCGGATGGCGCAATCGTAAGCGCCCTCGTTCCATGGGCTGTCCTGGTAGCCCGTGGGGTCCATGTCGGCGTACTGCGCCACCCACAGCTTGTGACCGCTTGCGTATCCCATGACGGACTTGCTCAGATAGACCAGGCATTCAGAGCCGACGCGGTTTTCAATTACGCTGCAAAACTCGTCAATCCACGCAGAATCCTGCCCAGATTCGAAGAGCCTGTTCTGCTCGCCCTCCCAGTCAAGGCAGAAGATTGCACGCCCGATGTAGCCTCCCGCCACGTCGAGCATGTAGTTGGCTTCGTCCGTTGCGTTGCCGCCGCTAGCGTAATGGTAGATGCCAAGTGCCTTGCCAGCCGCAAGGGTTGCTCCGGCCAAGCGCCGGAAGTCTGGGTTCGTGTAGGTCGTGCCCTGTGTGCTCTTCACGATCACGAAATCGCACGGCACAACGGACGGGTCGATACCCGCATCGTACGATGAGCAGTCAATTCCCTGCATAGCCATTATTGCTCATTCCCTTCGTCAACCTGGCGCGAAGTGGCCGCGCTTACTCCAATCAGGGCACCGATAAGCACCCCAGTCGCGTTGAGCGTGAGCGTGATTGCATCCACGTTCGGAACGCCCCATGCGGGGAAAACCGCGCCCACGAAAGTCGCGATTGCCGGGCATGCGATAAGCCCGACCCATTTCAGCACCTGATACACTTCGTTTGGAATAATATACTCTTTCATTCTTTACGACCTCCTATTCGTCTATTGTCGGCAGCGCAATCATCTCGTCGTGCAAGTTCGTTGCGATGCCGTTGCCGCCCAGACTGTGATAGCTTTGATAGGTGCGCTCCATGACTTCCTTGTCCAACGTCGAGGCGTAGCCGTCGCGCACTGCCTGGTGATGAGTGCGCATAAGCTCGCTTCTGAGCAGCGCCCGAAGAGCCGATTTGACAAGCTTGTTTTCCTCGTCGGCCTTCTTCTTCTCGATGCGCCTGTTCGAAAGCATCACGCCCAGAAGAGCGACGGCTGCCGCAGCCGAGTAAATTGCGAACTGCGAATCTAGCTCTGGATTCGACACAATCGTTGCGGTCGTTGCCAGCACGCACGGGATGCACACCCACAGAAGTTTTTCCCAAAATCCCTTCAATGCAACTCTCCCCCGATTGATTTGTTTTTTACACTCCCTTGATTATACGACACGCGGAGCGGGAATTGCGGGAACAAAGAGAAGCCCCCATTTCTGGGGGCTTTCGCGCTGCATCTCCTTTAGTTTTTCAGCTCTTCTGCCTTGAGAAACTTGCTTCCGAGGTAGTCGAGGTCGTAGTTGTCTGCGGTCTCCTTGCCAAGCTTGTCGATGTAGTAGACGAAGTTGTGGTAGCTGTAGCCATCGACGGTTCCGCCTTCCGCCACGCATAAGAACCCATCCTTTGGCTGGCAACCAATGCTGTAGGGGCGCAGGCGCATTCCGTACTTGTAAGCTTGGATTTCCATTGCCGTTCCCTTTCTCGCTCTCTCTAACCTTCGTGTTTCAGAGCACGTAGCTTGGCTTTTGGTGAATCTTTTTCAAAATACAAAAAACGGGAACCCTCTCGGATTCCCGTCAGTTCCTATTTGCCCAAGTCGGCGCGTATAAGCTCCTTGATGTAGCCCTGCATGCTGGGCACGCTGTCCAGCTTTTTCAGTACGTCCTCGTCGGTGCGGCGATTCAGCTTCAAGTGAACCTGCCGAGTGTTCTCGGCATCGTACTTCGCTTGCGCCTTAATCTGCGCTTCGGTTGCCATCTCAAATCCCCCCCCCGTCGCTAATCATGCTTGCCCCAATCAACCGTCAGCGCCATTCCGGTGTCAATTTCGCGTCTTCCGCGCTCTAGATTGTGCTCTTGCACGGCTTGAACAGCTCTCTCCCAATCCCTGGCCGTCGGGTTGAGTACCTGTAGACAATTGCACACGCACTGAGCCACGTCGGCAAGCTCCATCAATGAGTCTTGGCAGGTGTGCCATCCCTGCACCTTGTCATGCCTCTTAATCGCCTCGCAGGCCTCGGAAGCCTCCTCAAGCAGCTTCAGTGCGCGCTCGCGCCTCGTCTTCAGTACGTCCAGCGGTTTCAGGCATGCCATCTACAGCTCGCCCTCCTCAATCGGTTCGAAGGTTGCCGATGGCAGACTTTGTGTATCTCGTTCCTTCTAGCCTGTTCGCGTGTTCAAGGTAGCGTTCGCAAATACAGCAGTCCGTCTCGGATGATATCCTCGCGGGCCTGTAGTTCGTGCACTTGTCACAGGTCGGCGTGGTCACCAGCCGCAGATACTTGATTGGATGCTTCCATTTGCTAATCACCATTTCGAACCTCCTCTTCGATGCCCGCGAGCTTCTTGGCGCGGGCGAGTATGTGCACGCGCATGTTGTAATCGCATTCTTCGAGACGGTATTTCTCGCAATAATCGCGGTAACCGAGGTTCGCGTCCTCTTCCAGCTTCTCCCAGCTGTCGGGCTCCACCACGCGCCAGAGAAACGACATCGGGAACGTGTCGATGCGCGCTTCCTCTTCCTTGACGGATGCAGGTATCGGCATAACGTCCGTGATGAGCGCACGCGACTTGCCGCCCTTGAGCTCAATCGTGTCACCCGGTTTGATTTCGACGCCTTTCGCGTCGTGCGGCATCAGCGCGTGGAGACGGCGTACGATGTCATCAAATGCGGCATGCATGCACGAACTGTCGCAGTCTTCCGCAGGGCACTTACTGCATCCGTTGCCATCTCTTTGTCTTCTAAAGTACCCGCAGTCGTAGAAATACGAGTTTGTCGCCTTGTCCACGTCCTCAATCAGCCTGGCCAGGCTGTCATTATCGCTTTGCATCTGAATCCTCCTCGATGTTGATCCCCACAATCTAAGGGCGTGACGCCGGAGCGCCCCGCCTCCAGTCCCTACGCCAGCCCCGCCATGTGCGCCGCAAGGCACCCGGCCACCAGGGCCACCGCTCCCACGGCTGCGGCCGCCTCGGCCTGAAGCGCCAGCAGCGCGAGCCGCGCCACCGCGTCCAGCGGGTCCCTTCCGCGCACCTTGCCGTCCACTTTCTCCATTTTCAAGCTCCTTTCCTCGAGAAAAACCTCTGCTAGTACCAGCCTTTTTCGTCCGCCATGCGGAGGAAGTCACCGCGTGCGTCGTGGTACGCGGCCTTGGTCACCGGCGAAAGCCCCATCGCGTCCATGTACTCGTCAACGTCCTTGTCGTCATCGTACTCGCATACCTCATCATCTAGGCCAAAGCAGCTGAGCACGTCCCAATCGCCCTGCCAGTTGATGTGGTACTCGTGGTTGCACATCTCGTAGAAGAAGGCGTCGTATGCATGCTCGTAGTCCTTGATGAAGTCGCGCTTCATCTCGTCAATCTTGTCAAACTCGCCGTGTATGTGCTCAAGCTCGCTCTTAAGGCAGAACGCCCCGACACCCATCCTGATTAGCTTGTCCCCCTTCATGTCCTGTAGGCTCAAGCCCATGTCATCGAGCGCTTTGTCTAGCTGCTCGTTGCTGAATGCGAATATGATTGGCAGGTCGTTGGCCTTCTTCTGAAGCATGTCTTTGAATTCGCTGTATTTCATCGTTGTGTCTCCCTTTCTCTGTGTGTTGTCTATCGGGTTCTGCTCGTAGTCCTCTACTTTGCAGACCTTGCGTGCGCACGGGCCTGTTGGGTTTCCCCAGCCTTCCCAGACGTAGCCTTCGGCGACTGTGTATCCGTCCCTCTCCGCCATCTCTGCCCTGCGGTTGAACTCGTGGATGCGCTCCTTGAGCCTGTCGTTCATTTCGTATCCTTTCTCTCTGAGGAATCGCATTTACGGCATGTCTCTCGATGGTATGTGCCGTTTGACCTTTCCTCTTCGTATCTAAGTATACACTAATAACGCCTGAGATGGAAGCGCTTTCGTAAGAGATTCGCGCGGTGATTTATTCCGTGGGAAATTCTTCCGCACAAAGAAAAGGCCCCATCTCTGGGGCCTTCCGTCTAGGCTTCGTGATTCTCTAGTTTGTGGTTCCTTTACCTTTCGGCGTGCTTGCTCCACAGCTCGGAATAGATTTTGTCGCTTTCTTCTTCCGAAACGCGACCGTCGATAATTTCGAACCCGCAATCACGGAAAATCTCGCCTTCTGGCGTGTCCCAAGTCTCGTCAATTGCGTTGATAATCGCGCTGGTGCTAAGGCCGTTCATGAGCTTCATGAAGTTGTCGCGCGTTGCCTTCATTGCTGTTTCCTTTCTCTTTCCTCTTGGTGTATATCAGTACACACCTACAACGAGCTGTTGTAAGCGTTAATCTGAAAAACATTGCCCGATATATGGGTGTGGCCCCCAGCGTTCGGTGCCGAGGGCCACAAGCAAGAGAAAGGTGCGGCGTTCAACGGGCCGCAGCTACATTCTACCAAGAAGGAACTTCCGAAGCTGCTTGGCTGGGCTGGTTCTCTCATAATGCATACGTCTCGCTATCGTCTCCCAGCTCCTGCATTCGAGGAATCTCATGACGGCGATTGCCCTGACTCTCGCATCCGGTATCGTCGCGATGAACGCCATTACCTCAAGCCTTGCTGACTCCACGATCTTCGCCTGCCTGTCTATCGACCTCAGAACCTCTGGGCTAGGCTCGCGGCTCGCAACCCTGCGAAGCGCGTCCAGCTCCACCTGTAGGTTGCGAGCCTGCGAAAGCTCGCGCTCGGTCACAGCCCAAGAAGCTCCTTGGCTGCTGCCGTCCTTGCAGCGTAGTCCGAGCGCCGGCGGTCTTGCCCATTGAAGGCCACGGGGACACACATGTCCATTATGCGGCTGTAGATTCGCTGCTCGCCTATCCCGTCTGCCCCCATGAGGTCGCGTGGGTTGATGTTGGTCGTGATTATCAACGGGAGCTTGGAGCGGTATCGCGCGTCGATGACTGCCGTCACCTGCTCCGTCATGTACTCGGTCTTTCGCTCGGTTGCAAAGTCATCGATTATCAGCAGGTCGAACTTTTGCAGTCCGTCGATGTACGCCTGCTTTCCAGAGAACCCGTCTTGCAGCTTGTTGACAATGCGCTGGAAGTTTGTCATGAGGCATGGCGTACCGCTCTCAATCAACGCGTTGGCTATGCACGCGGCCGCAAAGCTCTTCCCGCTGCCGACGTTGCCGTAGAGCATCAGCCCCGTCCCGTTCTCCAACATCTGCGGGAACTTCTCGACGTACCGCTTCATGGCTGCCATCGTCTTAGCGTCCTTGCCATCGTCGTTGGCGAAGTTCCACTCGCGCATCTCTGAGTCTGGGAAGCCAGTGCGGCGCATCCTGTCCACGCGCTGCATCCTCTCGCGCGTGCGCTCTTCCTCCTTCCTGCGCTCCTCCTCCTCGATTTCGCACTTGCACATGCAATAAGGCTTGATTACCCTCCCGCCGAACTCGACCTCGCACTGCTTTTTAGTGTGGCACTTGCCGCAGTAGAGCAGGCCATCCTTGATGTAGTCGCCCTCTTGCGGCTTGTGGCTCTGAGCTGCCGACTTGACAATCCCTTCGATGATTCCGCTTGTATCCATATCCGTTTACCTCCTCAATTATTCTTCGGCGCGTACTTGCCGAGTCCCAGAACCTTGTCAACCTCTTCGTCTCCGGTGCTCTGGTAGTAGTAGTCGGCGTCCACCTTCTTGTTGAAGCCGCTTAGTGTTTCACGTGAAACGCCGACTTTGTTTCCGCCACTGTCACGACGCGCCCAGTTACGAATCGTGGCTAGGTGGTTCTTGTAGGTCTTGCCAGTTGATGCCATGTAGGCGCTGAGCCTTTCGACTCTCTCTTCCCAGTCCGTGGGGAACTCCTCTTTGAGCTTCGCCAAATCTGTATCACTGAGAAGAACGTTCTTGTACTCTCCGAACTTGTGGCGCGTCTCTATCTTCTCTCTAGTATTTTTCTCTAGTGTATCTACCTCTATAGTATGGGTGCTCATTTTGGGTACACCCCCCTGCCCATTTTGGGTACACCCCTGCCCATTTTGGGTACACCCCTGCCCATTTTGGGCACCCCGTACCGCTCTGTAGTCCACGAGCAGCACACCAGCCGTCACGTGCTCGCGTCTCTCAATGAGTCCGTCTGCACATAGCGCTTCAAGGTTACGCGATACCGTACTCTTCGACGCTTGGCACCACGCTGCCAAATATGAGCGCGAACCCGTGAACCACGAGTCTCCATCCTGCGAGAAACCGTAGATTACCGCGTAGATTATCAACGCGTTCCCGCTTAGGTGAAGCTCGTTCACCATGAACGCCTGGATGTTCACGTATGAGTCGGATTTTACTTCCATTCTTCCAACTCCCTTAAGCAAAAGCCCCACCACAGGTAGCAGCTGTGATGGGGCTTTCTATTTTTCATGCCGTGAAGGCTTGAAAACTATGTCATGCAAGGCTGCTACCCTCGCGTCTCGAAATTATAGCATCAAGACTCCTTGATGTTTACGTGATTGATGTACGCCATCAGCTTTTTCTTCAGCTTGTACTCGGCGGTCTTGAAGCCCTTGCAGTCTTCAACGACAACCTTTCCGTCGCGGTAGTAGACGAAGTCTGCGACGTACTTCATTCCCCGATACTTAACGCCGTCGCACTCGAAGCTCGGCAAAAGCTCGAAAGGCACCTGAAGGCGCAAGCCCTGAATCTTTCCTGCATCCTCCAAGGCGCGGAGCTTGGCATACCGCTTGGCTTCCTTCGCGCTGTCGAACTCGATGCCGTCAACGACCGTCTTCTTTGCGTTGTACTTACTTCCCAGTGCTGCCAAAGCCATCATCCCCTCGCTCGGAATCTTCTAGATCGTCCACCAGGTCGAATTGCAGGTACTCGCATGGCACGATTACCAGCTGCGTGATTTTGTCCCCACGCATGACGGTATACGGATAGTTGCTGTGGTTGTATAGCTTCACCATGATTTGCCCCGTATACCCCTCGTCGATGATGCCCTCTGACGTGATGCCGTACTTGACGTTGAGCCCAGACTTGCTCTTCAGCATGCCGACGTACCCGTGCGGGAGCTGGATATGCACGCCCGTGTCGATGACGCGCGAACCCATCGCGGGAACCACCGTGTCGATTGGCGAGCGTAGGTCTGCCCCCGCGTCCGTGCCGTGAGCACGCACAGGAATGAACGCGCCCTTATCGAGCTTGATTTTCATTGTCTTCACCCTTCCCGAAGCTGTATCTTGCGTACCGCGTCAGATTGCCGAAGCGGTTCTTGCCTATCTCGATTGCCTTGTCGATGTCGTGTCCCTCTTCCCTCAGCCGGAAAACGATAGCCGACAGCCTGGTGATTCCCAAGTCTCGGAAAGCGTCAAGCGGCGTGATGCTCCCGAACTCGGTGATGTAGTCGAGAACCATCTTCTTTTGGCTCACCATTGCATCCCCCTTTCTAAATGTAGTTCCTTCCGATTACCCGCATCCAGTCATCGAGCGTCCAGCCGTAGTGCTCCATCGCCCGCTGCTGCGAAACCGCCTGAAGGTACTCTTCGAAAGGGCGGTTGAAGTGCACCGCATAGTCGCTCATGTTGTGGGCTTCTTGCGGCAGGAACACGTATAAACCAAGCTCTATTGACTTCCTGCGGTTCGGGCCGTGGAATACCTCGTGCCGCACGAGCCACGGGTCGCGATGGTCGAACCACTGAATCAAGACCCCGTGACGCTCGTCGTACCATTCGCCGCACCCGAGTATGCTGTGCTCCTTCATCATCCTTCCCCCTCGATGTATCTGAGTCGTGCTATTTCCTCGCGCGTGAGCACCGATATGCCCTGCGCCTCGCATTCCTCCCGCGCACCGTCTATGAGCCGCGAGAACTCCGTCGAATCCATGTGCGAGGAACCTTTGTAGATGCGATAGTGCGTGAACTCGCGACCGCCAGCGAACCCCGTCCCGATTTCCTCGAAGTATCGGAAGTACCCAGAAACGTCGATGTCGGAACGCACGCTTACGACCTCGAAAGGCGCGTGCTCCTTGAGCATCCTGAAGTGAAGCTCCGAGGTCGGCATCTTCAGCACTCTGCCCAGCTGGTTCAGCATCGACCAGTAGTAGGCGTTCTGGGTGAGCGTGCGCTTGCGCTTGCGCTCCTTAATTTCGTAGAGGTGCTCGCCCTTCGGCTGCTCGAAAAGCCAATGGATTATCTCCTCGGCTGTGCCAATCATGCCGCCAATCATCCAAAGCCACCCCCAAGAAAGGTGATGCGTGACATCCCATCGATGGAGCGCCACGCATCACTGTAACCCCGCTGTCGGCCAAACCCTAGAACGGGATATCGTCGTATACGTCCTGCGGGATGGTGGTCGGCTGGTACTGCTGCGGCTTGCGGTTCTGCATCAGCTCGATTTCGTTGGCGATGATGCCAACCTTCGAGTGCTTCTGGCCGTCCTTCTCCCAGCTGGAATAGCGGAGCTTGCCCGCGATTGAAACCTTCATGCCCTTGGTGAGGATGTCAGCCAGGGCGGTCGCTCGGTTTCCGAAGGTGACGCATTCGAAGAAGTTGGGTACGTCCTCCCACTGCCCCGAAGAAGCGTTCTTGATGCGGTCGTTCACCGCGATTCCGAAGCTCATGACTGCTGTCCCGCCCTGAGTTGCCAGAAGCTCAGGGTCGCGCGTGATGTTCCCGGTTAATGCGACCTGATTAACGCTCATCGCCTGCGCCCCCCTTGTTGTCCTCGGGCTTCTTCTTGTCCCTAAGCTCGCAAATCTTTCTCTCGTACTCGGAAGGGAACGCATACTTGAAGATGGTGGCGACCTCACTGACGCCGCCAAAGTAAAGCTCTTGCCCCAAGAAGTCGAGCGTTGCGGTGTTCAGAACCGCCTCCTTCAGCATCGCCGCCTTGTATGCAAGCTCCAGAATCTCCTTGTACTCGCTGATGTCGATTGAGACGGTTCCTTCTGACTTTCCGTTGCCCCCCTTGTTCACGTTGATTTCAATATTGCTGTTGTCGTCGTTACCAAGCATGTCTGCTTCTCCTCTCTCTATTTGTCGGTTGCGAAGACGAAAGCCCTGCAACCCTTTGTGTCGTTGTAGATGCTCAGCCCAGTAATCTGGCCGCTCTCGATTCTTACCTTCTCGCAGTGGAAATTGTCATAGCAGGCTTGACGCCCGTTCTTCCCCTGCTTGACGTTGCACTTCTCGGAAGGCACCCAGATGAAAGGGGCCGTGTAAAGCTCGCGCCCGATTCCGAGCATGAAGCCGGCACGCTTGAATGCGTCGCTTGCCCTGCCCTTCTCGGCTTCCATGTTGGAAGGAGTGCCGTTCGACTGCTTGGCAATCCACTGGGATTTTTCCGCGTCCCAGACCTCGATGGTGCAGAACAGCTCGCCGTTGATGCTCTGGTAGCTGTCGCGCCACCCCATGACGCCGAAAGTCTCGTCAAGGATGCGCATGTCGCAGCGCGAGTCCTTGTAAAGAAGGAGCGACACGCCCTTCTGGCCGCACTGAGCGACGCGCACCTCTATCTCGTCTGCCCTCAGCTCGCGCATCACTTCACCTGAAGGCTCTCGTTTGTGACGATTTCGGCGTGCTCGATTTCGCGCCCGTCTTCCAGAGCCTCCTTGATTGCCGTGCGGTTGGGCACGGGCTCCTTGAACGTCAGCAGATCGTCGGCGTGCTCCTGCGCCCATGCCACGAACGAGTCATCGACCTGGACGCTCTTCGCCTTGCGGTAGCTGCAACGCACCTTGGGCGATTCGAACTTCTCGCCCTTCAGCGCATAGACGAGAAGGCTCTTGATGCGCTCGGCCTTGTTCTCCACGGCCTTGCGGCGCTGTGCGAGGTTCGCTTCCTCTTCCTTCATCGCCTTCGCTTCGGCAATGAGGTTCTTGTAGAAGCAGCCGATGTTCTCGACCTTCTGCGTGCGCTCCATCTGAAGCTCGTCGTAGCGCTTCTCGTCCTCAATCTCGCCGGTCTCCATATCGACCAACGACATGATTGAATCGTCGATTTCGTAAATGCTCATACCCATTTCGTTGCCCCTTCCTCTTTGAGTTCTTCCAGCTCTTCCTCGGAGTAGAAAACGTCTTGTCCCGCGAAGAGCTTGTTAATCAGGTCGTACAGAGCTTGCATGTGCTCCTTGGTCGGATTGCCCCTCTCCATAGTCTTCACCGTCCCCGAAAAGATAGTCGAGCGTGTAGGCCGCGCCGTTGCGCTCTTCAAGCTCCGATCGGAGAGCCACCATCTGGCCAAGTCGAAAAGGCTGCTTGCCCGAAAGAAGGCGAAAAACCGTGGGAACCGACTTGCCGATTGATTCGGCAATATCGCCGTTCGTCATGCCCGCACGTGCGATTTCCGCTTTGAGATTCTTGTACATATCTCCACCCCCTTATGTGCTCAGTGTGCGCACTTATGTGCTCCAACAGTTTCCATTATAGGTATGATTTTTCAAATTGCAATAGCTTTTTCTAATTTTGTTATCATTTACTATCAAAAAATGAGCACTATAGTGTTTACAGTGAATACATATAAATTATATAATTGTCTTAGCAAACGTGGTAACGCCAACGTTTAGCAGGGAAAGGAGTCGAATTTTGGATGGCATTTACTGACAATTTGCAGTCTCTTATGAGCGCAAAAGGGATATCCCGTCGAAAATTGGCGAAAGAATGCGGGATAAGCCCCAGCGCGGTGAACAGCTGGTTCAATCGGTCGGCTGAAAACATCAGCTTGCAGACGCTAAAGAAGCTGTCGGAATACTTCGGGATAAGCATTGAGGAACTTGTCCACGGGAAGCAACAACGTCGCGAGATAACATTTTCAAGCAGCGCGTACACAGACGCGGAGCTTGACCAGATAACGCAGTTCGCGCACTTTTTAATAGGGCAACGAGAAAGGAATGATTGATGAATGGCATACGCAATGTACCTGCGCAAATCCCGCGCAGACGAGGAACTAGGATACGAAAACACACTTGAGAGACACGAGGAAATGCTACGCAACCTCGCGGCGCAGACTGGAATACACGTCGATGAATCGCACATCTACAGGGAGATTGTCTCGGGTGAGAGCATCGAAGCCCGCCCCCAGATGCAGAAGCTGCTTAAGGCGGTCGAGATGGGACTATACACGGGAGTCCTGTGCATCGAGCTTGAACGTCTCAGCCGTGGGGATGGTGCCGACCAGCAGCGCATACTGAAGGCGTTCCAGTTCTCCGACACGAAGATAATCACATTGACAAAGACATATGATTTGGCGGGGGACGATTCATTCGACGAGGAGTTCTTCGAGTTCGGGCTTTTCATGAGCCGAAGAGAATACAAGATGATAAAAAAGCGCCTGTATCGCGGAAGGATTCAGGCGCAGAAGGAAGGTTATTTCATCGGGTCGCGCCCACCTTACGGGTACGACAAGAAGAGAATCGGGAAGGGCTATGTGCTGGTGCCGAACGAGAACGCGGAAGTCGTTCGATACATCTTCAGAAGGTACGCGCAACACGACACTGCGGCGAACATCCTGCACGACTTGAACATACTACGGGTGCCAAACGTCACGCTGCGAGACAAAGAACACCTTCACCCACGTCGTATACGACATGGTGATTGGCGAACTCAAGAAGGAGCTTGAACGCCAGCAGGTCATGCTGGCCGATTACGACACGTCACCGGAGCATGACGCGAGAAAAGACGAACTCGAAATGCTCAAAGCTGAACTCGGCAAGAAGTCGATGATGCTTGAGAGAGCATGCGAAGCATACGAAACTGGCATATACGACCGACAGACCTACTTGGAGCGAGTGCAGAAGGTCAACGCCGCGAGAGCGGAGCTTCAGACGAGGGTCGAGGAATTGGAGAAGAGCTACCCGCCTTTTTGCTATGCAGTGCGTTTCCACATGTAGACTGCCAAGTATGGCGGCATGTTGTTGTGCGCCTTGCCGCCGCCAGCGTACATCGTCTGGACGTTGCCGCCGAATCCCCTCTTGTTCTGCGCCTGAACGGTCATGAACGGGGTGGCGTTGCCAGATGCGTTGAGGTTGTCAACATCGTGGTTATGCTTAGGCATCTCGTCAGCCGTCAGCGTGTGGACAGCTTCGCCGCCCGTGCTGCCAGCCGTATAGGTGGTATCAGCTCCAAGAAGGAAGCGCCCGCCGATGCGCTCCCACGTCCCGCCGAACAGCGCAGCGGGATTCGCGTCGGTAACGCTCAGGTAGATTGCCCCGACCGGGTAGGCTCCCTGAGCTGTGAGCCATGCCGATTCGCCCAGCTGCAAAACGTCCGATTGGCTCGGCAGGCAGTTCACGCCGACGCTCGATTTCTGGGTGTCGATGAAGAACGCTGGGATGCCCTTTCCCAAAGTCAGGTTGTAGTCGGTCGATTCCAGCCTGTCCGCGACGGTCACAACGAAGTCGTAGGCCGAATCCCTGTCGCACGTCACCGTGGATTGGATGGAATCGGCCAACTCGATTGGCGTTCCGTAGCTCGAATCCGAAACCTTCTTGAACTTCGCCGTGATGGTCACGGCATTCTTGCCGTTCAGGTACGAGTACCGCGCGCTCGCGGTGATGTATGTCGTAGGCTCGAAGTTGTTCAGGCGGTGCAGGTCGATGACCGCAGTAGGTGTGCTGTAGTCGTCAACCGTCACCTGCACGGATTTGCTAGCGGTGAACCCACGGCTGTCCGTTGCCGTGACTGTCAGAGCCTGAGAATACGAGACGTCAACCGCGCCGAGCGAGACTGTCCCAGAACTTGTGACTGTCTTTGATACTCCACCGAACGCGATGGTGTAGCTCGCGATGGTCGCGCCCTTCTTTGCTGTCGCGGTAGGCACTTTCACCGCAAGCGACGAATGGTTCTGGACGATGCGGGACTTGTCCCCAGTCACAGCCACCGTTGCCGCGTTGGTGTCCTCGTATGAGACTGCCCCAAGCTCAGGCGCTGCGTCAACGACGTTCATCTTCCTGTCGGCCCGCGAGTAGTAGGCCGTGCCGTCGATGGTCGTTTTCAACGCATACGTCACCTTAAGCGTCGGCGAGTTCTTGCTCGCGTTGCGCAGGGTCGTGCGCTCTGAATCTGTGAGCTGCATCGTGTACGAGCCGCTTGCCGCGCTTATAGCTCCAGATCTAGTGATGCTGCCGCCCGCGAACTCGATTGAAACGTCGCACGAGGACGAAGACGGGTTGCTGTAGGTGAGCGTCGGGTTCGTCTCGTCCGTGAAGTCGTTGGCGGTCACGATGGTCGCGTTTCTGGCAATCCTGTCGAGCGAGATGGAGCCTGAAGCTACGATGCTCCCGACCTTCTTGCCGTCAATCGTGGCGTTGATGTTGAACGTGTCGGTTAGCTGCGCTGTCTTCGTGCCGTCAGCGTTATGCGAGACCATGTGGACGGTCGTGCCGAGAAGAACAGAGCCGCCCTTCTGGTTGATGCTTCCAGAAGTGTAGCCCTGCGAAACGCCTCCGACCGAGCAGGTGTTCGAGCGAGAAGCGATGTTCAGCGAGCACGCGGAGTCGATGGCGAGCGTGTGCCTGACCGTCACGTCGTAGTAGTTCCCAGCCGAATTCTGGGTAGCGCTCCAATCAGCCCGCAGCGTGTACCCTCGATACGCGCCTGTGATACTTCCGCTTGATGCCATTCGATTTCCCCCTTCCTATGCGAGCGCGACGAACGCGATTCCCGTGCTCGCGTCCGTCTTAATCGGTACCATCTTCAGCAAGCCGCCGACCGCCAGCGAACTGTTGACGTACCCGTTAGCCATGTAGAACACGCCGTCCGTCACGCCACAGGTCGGGTTGCCGTTCGCGTCGTATCCCACAAGGCCCTGCGAAGCGTTGATTTCGATTCGCGAGCCGTCCGTGGCCCACATCCTCAGCCCGTCCTTGTCTAGCTGCCCCAACAGCGAGCCGCCAGCCGAGCGAACCTCCATCACGCCATTGCCGTTGTCAGTCCCTCCAAGCTTCAGCGTGCCGCCCTTGATTAGGTCAGCCACGAAGTTGATGACGTTGATGTTCTGCATGTTCATCGTGCCGTCGATGCCCCACGCGCTCTCGAAAGTCCCGGCGATGCCGTTGCGCGAGAAGGCGATGCCGTTTTCGTTAATCATGATGACGTTGTGCGCGTCCTCCTTCGGCAGCGTATCCAGCACCATGATTTTCGAGCCGTCGTATATGACGTATGAAGCGCCCATCGACTGCGTGATGCTCTGAGTCACTGTGTCGGCGACCCCCTGGATGGCGCTGTTGACAGTGCTCTGGGCGGCGCTCTGTGCGGACGATTGCAGCGTCCCGGCAAGGCCGCTCAGCGTCTTCGTGAAGTTCCCGAATTCAATCTCGGTGTACTTGCCAAGAATGCAGTCGTAGGTAAAGCCGATGACGTTGGTCAGGATATGCACCCCCAGCCGCTCGTCTATGACCTCCACCGTGTCACCGATGTCGGTCACGCGCTCCATGTCGGCCTTCAACGTGTAGTTCACCTTCGGTACGCAGTTGGCGTTGACGTAGTCCTGCGCCTGCCGTCTCAGGTCATCGACAAGGGCCTTGCGGTACGCCGTCTCGTCGTTGCCGTAATCTTCCTTGTCGATGCCCGATTGCGAGAACGATACGGTCTTGGTGTACGGGATGCCCCATTTCTGCTCGCTCTCTACGTATATCGAAGCGCTAGTGTTCTGGTCGTTGAGAAGGATTCCATCCGCGCCTACTGGCAGCAGCTTCGTGACGACGCTGCTCCAATCTTCCTCGCACGTCAGTTCCTTGAGGTTCTTCCGGTACCTGACGGTCGCGCCGTTGTCTGCACCGATTGACTGGCGCAGCTCGATGCGGAAGTTGTCGCGCACCAGATGCCCGCCCCATCGCTCGATGACCGTCTGTATCGCTTCGTAAAGAGACTTTCTGACGCAGCGGTACGAGTCAATCGTCTGCACGTCCGAGATGGTGGCGAACTCGCTCTTCGGCTCCGTCGCTTCGTTCAGGTGGTCGAGAGCCGCGTTTGCCGCCATGTCAACGACATACGAGTCGGAGATGAGGTAGTTCTTGGAATCGTAGAACACGTGCCAGGCCTTCAGCGAGACCTTTGTGCTCTTCTTGGTCACGCCTGAGATGCGGAAAGCCTGAGCGCCCTGCGGCGTGTCGGCTACGATTATCCTCCCGCTCGTCAGATAGTCGGCGTACTTCGTGCTCGCTTCGAAATCGAGGTAGTAATCGCCGTTGTCCTTCTTGGTCACCTTTGCCTTCGTCGGCAGAACGACGATATCGCCGTTGGTGGTGAAGCTCTTGTCGGTTGATTCGAAAACCCTAATCATAAACACACCCCCCTATATGCAAAGGGGGCGCATCGCTGCACCCCCTGAGCGTTCAATCTTTCTGCGGCGTTAAAGCTCAACGCCGTAAATGTCCTTGTACGCGGCCTTCGTCGCTTCCTTGTACTTCTCTGGGACGCTCTCGAAGGTGCGCAGCTTCTTGAAAATCAAACGCGCGTAGATGTAGCCCATTTATGCCCCTTCCACGATGGTCGCTACCGCTTCCTGCAGCTCGCTGATTTGCTCGGCGTTGATTTCGTCCTGCGCCTTCACGCGGTTGGCGAAATGGGCAACGATGTTCTCGCCGTCCGTCTCTGCCTGGACGTAAACGGGCACGAGGTGCTGCACAACGGTGCCGTCGAAAGTAGCGCCCTTCAGGTTGTCCTCGGTGAACTCAGCGCGGATTGCGTCAATCTCTGCGAAGGTCTTGACGACAGCCACGCAATCGAGAGCGGTACTGCCGTCCGTAAAATCATAAGTATTGCCATCTGCGAACTTGCAATTCTTTGCCATTGTTTACTCCTTAATCACACGTAAAAACGTATGGCGATATGCCTGTCTACGACAGTTGTACCGTCTTGCTTGTGCCGGTATTTGAGTCGTAGAACCCCATTGCATCGTCGGTAAAGAAAAGACATCTCGAAAAGCCGGTGCCATTGAACCAAATCTCGAAGTGACCGTTGCTAGCATTCTTGCCGAATGAGACTTTTGACATAGAGTCGCCAAGCTTAAAACGGCCAAGCTCTCCACCGACTGTTGTAGCTGTCGAATTTGAATTGGAAATGGTGTTTCCTTTCGCAATCGCTCTAGTTACCTTGCGGAGAACACCAGTCACGACAACGTATTGACCAGCTTGGTACGCCTGCGATGCCGTGGTCGAGGATTCGACCGCAGCGCTCGGGACGATTTGGCGCTGGATTGTAATGCTGTCGGCGTTCGTCACATTATACGTGGACGTTTCACCGTCAGTGTATGTGATTGTGTACGTGTCCACAGCGTCATTCGTTGCGGTCTTCTCGATTTTTGAGATTCCGCGACCGTCTTTTCCCTTGACATTACCGATTAAAGTTTTCGCCATTCGCTATCACCCCTCTGTTAGATAGTATAAGTTGCCAGTCGATGAATCGTACTGGAATTCTGGAACCTCGTCAGAATCTGAATGGTAAACCCAAAGGTTGCCGTCCGAATCGACTCCCATATTGAAAAGGCCAGACACTGGAACCGAGATTGTGTTCCCCGTGTCTCCCTTCTCGCCCTTCTCGCCGTCGCGGCCGTTCGTGACATAGAACTTGTGCTCGGTTCCGTTCGTAAGCTTGACCGTGTACGTGTCGATTAGGCCGTCAGTAGCGGTATTTTCGATTGACTTGATGCTCGCGCCAGCTTCTCCTTTGAGCAGCATCACCTTGATGTTCTCGTCTATCTTCGCCATTTCATCACCCCCCTAGAAAGTAACGTCCTGCATGATTTCGAGCACGCCGCGCATGACCGTGAACACATCGCCGTTGCAGCCGATTTCGAAGTCGTAGAAGTACTTCCCAGGCTTCGCGCTGGCGGTGTCGCTCGGTGCGACCCTCACGACGTAAGCCCCCTGGCCTACCTTTGAGACGCCGTCCGAAAGCGACTTCTTGAGGAGAAATCGGTTGTCGCTGCGGTTGGACTTGCAAGTGAAATAGGCTCGCTCCAAATCCTGCCCGAAAGGCGCTCCCTCTTCGTCGTAGACCTGAATCACGAAAGAAAGGGTATCGCCGCGCGTCATGCGGATGTACTTGTCCTCCATTGTGAAATTCGTCCGCACCATCATAACCACCTCGAAAAATCTTCGACCCTGATTGCCGTAACGTCACCGTTCCACGATATGACGTTCTCCCCGACGTTCAGGCGCAAGTCGGAGTAATCGCCCGTGACGTGTCGGTTCATCAGGGCGTCGCCATGATAAGCGTTCATCTCCTCAGCGTCTATCGTGATGTATCCATCATCGATTGAGAACGACAGCACCGTGACGGAGTTGATTGCAAGCTCGACGTTGCCGCTGCCGTACACCGTGACGGTCGGCCTTGACGCGACGTTCCCGCGATTCGTCAGTGCGATTCGGTTGAAGCTGTCGCTCGCCATTGTGACGCTCAACGTGAAGTTTACCGAAGTGCCTGCCTTGATGTCGAGCCACAGCGCATCGTACTCGGCGTTCGAGTCAGCCGTTGAGGTCATGGTCGCGTCGCCGTCGCTCTTCAGCTCCATGTACGAGCCGCCGAAAGACCTGTCATCCGACGGTGAGCCGTCGATGAGCCTTAGCGCACACCCGGCAGCGCTGCCGATAGCCGAAGCAGTCAGGGTGTAGCTTCCGGAAAGCGACATGCTCTCGATTGGAACAACCATATCGACGTCTCTCGTCGCCCTGCCAGACACCCTGACGCTGCCGTCGCTCGAAGTTACCGTTATGCCGGACCTACTGGCCGTCGAATCCTCGATGTGCACGACCTGGTTCACGATGTCGAAAGTCCTGTCCACCGCATCGTACTTGTAGGGCTGCACGTGCATCTTGACATTCGCCGTGCGGAACCTCACCAGCCGCTCGAAGTCGATTTGGTCGAGAATCTGGTAGCGGTAGTACTTGTCACGTTCGTTGCCGAAAACGACCTCGCCCTCGGAATCGAAGAAGGCTATTGCATCGTCAATGTCGAAGTCACCGTGAAGGCCGATGCTCACCTCCTTGTCGTAGGAGGAATAGCCAAGCTTCGTGACTATATCGCCGTCGCGCCCGTCGATTGTCTCAATGGACGTGCGCATTTTCGGCTTGCTGATTGGCGGAAGGGACTGGATTATCAGCCCATTGACGCTCGTGCTCCTCTCGCCGTTCAGCTCGATGTAGTTAATCATATGAAACACCTCCTATGCGTAAATCGCGTTCGTGACCGTGCGCTCAACGAACTTCCCTGCAACCTCGTCATCGAGCACGATGTGGACGCGCCCAAGGGCTTCGATGAAAGCGTCAACGACGCTTGGATTGGCGACCGTCCCAGCTGCGGAATAGCCGCTGCAAGCAATCTGCTGGTCGCTCACGAAAGCCGAAGGGTCGGGCATGGCATCCTGCATCTGACCGACAACGCTTCCCATCTCGTCGGTGAAGCCCACGCCGATGCCCTGGGCGATGTACTTGCCGACCTGGTCGCGGAACACTCGCGAAGGCGATTGGATGCCGAGGGTATTCTTGATGCCGTCCAAGATGCCGCCGGCGAAGCTCGTGACCTTTTCGGCAAGCCATTCACCGGCACCGCTTATGCCGTTCCAGAGGCCTTGCACGATGTCGGAGCCGATGCTGAGAACTTGGCTAGGCAGCGACGCTAACCCGTCGACCACGGCGTTGAACATGTTCGTCGCGCCCTCAGCGCCCTTGCTCGCCATGTCGGCAGCCCACGAGCCGAGGTTCGAGATTACGTTGCTCAGGAAACTCGCGATGCGCCCAGGCAACTGCGAGACGAAGTTTATGGCGTTGCTCAGGAACTGCGAACCCGCACGCGAAGCGTTGGATGCCATGTTCGAAACCCAGCCGGTGACGTTGGAAATGACGTTGCTCAGGAAGCTCGCCACGCTGCCCGGGAGGTTCGTGATGAAGTTCACGACGTTGCTCACGAACTGCGAGCCAGCACTCGCGGCGTTGCTCGCCATGCTCGACACCCACCCAGCAACCGTCGAGATGACGCTATTGAGCCATCCGGCGAACATCTGCGGCAGCTGCGATAGTGTTGTGCCGAGGTTCGCGAAGAAGCCCCCGATTGCCTGAATAGCATTGCCGACGAATTCTTGGATGCCCTGCCATGCGCTCATGACCGCATTTCGGAAACCCTCGTTGGTGTTCCAGAGCACGACTATTGCAGCGACCAGCCCAGCGACCAGCCCAGCGACCAGCCCGATTGGGGACGCGAGCTGCACCGCGTTGAGAAGCCGCTGCGCTACTGTAAGCCCTTCGGTCGCGGTCTTCCACGCCCTGAAGGCCGTAACCATCGCTTCGACCTTCTGCGCGATCATGATGCCGCCCAACGCTGCGGAGATTCCAGCCAGCAGCGGCGCTATCGTCGGCAGGTTGTCCTTAAGCCACGAGATGCCTTCCTTGATTGGCGGGATGACCTTGGAAACGCCGTCGTTGATTGAGTTGATGAAGCCCGTCACGTTCTCGGAGCCTATCGCGTCGTAAATCTGCATCAGGCCGTCCGTCACAGCCGCTTCGAGGTTGCCCATAGCTCCCTCGAAAGTCGATGTGGAAGTAGCGGCCTGCTGGGCAGCGTCGGTGAAGCCCAAATCCATGATTGCCTGGTTGAACTCGTCAGCCGTGATTTGGCCTTCGGCCATAGCGTCGCGGAAGTTGCCAGTGTACGCGCCGTTTTTCAGCAACGCTTCTTGCAGCTTGCCAGACGCGCCCGGGATAGCATCGGCTAGCTGGTTCCAGTTCTCCGTCGTGAGCTTGCCAGCGCCCGCCGTCTGCGTTAGAACCATGGCAACAGATTGGAATGTATCGGCGTTTCCGCCAGCCACGGCATTGAGATTGCCTGCGGCCTGCGTCAGACCCGTGTAATCCTGGATGCCGTTTGCCGCCAACTGCGCGGTCGTGTTCGCAACCGTGTCGAGGTCGTACACCGTCTGGTCGGCATACGTCTTCATGTCATCCTTGGCTTTGGAGATTGTCGCATCGTCGTAGCCCGCAAAGCTCATGGCCGATTCGAACTTCTTCAGGGCATCTGAGGAGTTGATGGCTTCACCCGCAAGGCTCTGGATTCCGCTGATTGCGGATTGAATCACGCTGCCAGCGAGGTTGGCAATTGTGCCCTTCAGCACGGTGAACCCGCCCTCGGCGTTCCGCGCCTTCTCCCCAGCTTCCTCGACGGATTTCCCCAGCTTGTCACCGGAATCGGAGGATTTGCCCATCTGCGATTCGAGGTCTTTGATTTCGCTCTTGGTCTTGTTGATGTCCGCCTGCGCGTCGTTCATCTGCGTGCGCAAGCGTGACATGGAGCGCTCGTTCTGGCCGTTGGCCGTGGTCGATTTGTCGACCTGCCCCTTCAGCTTTTCGACCGCTTCTGCCTGCTGCTTGTACTCGGTCGAAGCCGTTCCAAGCTCGCGCCCGATGCGTTCAAGCTCGGACTTCTCGCGGTTGTACGAAGCGACGAGCTGCTCGTGCTTCTCTTTATTCTGCTGGTACTCGCTGCCCATCCTCTCATACTGCTCGCGCAGCACCGAGAGCTTCGACTTCTGCTCTTCGAGCCGATGGGTCAGCGCCGTCTGCTTTGCGGTCAGCGCTTCGATGCTCATGTCATTGCTGTCGTACTGCGATGACACGAGCTTCAGCTCAGACGAAACTTCCTTGAGTCTCTGCGAGATGTTGCGCAGCGCGGCGCGGTACTCGCTCTCGCCAGTCAGCTTGACCGCGCCACCGAAACTTGCCATAGAATCACCCCCTTTGTTAGAACCATTCCTCGTCGCTCATGGACTGCGCTTCGAGCTTTGCGTACGTTGAGCCGCTCGCCCTCAGCTGCGTCTCGATGTCGAAAGTGTCCTTGTACGCTTGGTAAAGCGCCCGAAACCGTCTGAGCGTCAGTCTCCCGACTTCCTTGTCGGACGAAAGCCCCAATCGCGTCCGCCCGATAAAGCAGTACCACGCGAAGTTAATGGTCGGGTCATAATCGAAAATCTCGTCTTCGTCGTGGACTATGCGTTTTTTGAATCATCTGCCGTGGAATCGACCACCGTCTGCTGCACCTTGCTCGTCACGGATTCAAGGCCGACAGCCGTCAGGATGCGGGCCACCTTGCGATGCGTGAGCGGCTTCTCGTCGGTGCCGTCCTCGTCGTTCGAGATTTCGATGCCTTCGTTAATCATCTGCGTCGCGCCGAACACGAGCGCCTTGATGTTGGGCTCGCCCTCTTCAGGCTCCACAAGCTTGCCCCACGCTTCAATGCTGCCGTACTCGTCCTGAATCGATTCCATGACGTTGAGGTCGAATGCGAGCTTGTACGTCTTTCCCTCGTACTCGATTTCCTGCAACTTGCTTTTCATGCCGTTCATCCCTCCTTCTTAAAATAATGGGCCACGGCGATTGCCATGGCCCATTATCGCACATATGTTCCGGCTATTATTTCACCGCCTCAAGCTTCCCCTTGACCCATGTAACGGCGGCTTCCTTGGTGTCGAACGTCTGCGCCGCAGACCAATTGCCGTTCGCAAGGCTCGCCGCAGTACCCTCGATTTCGGGCGTCTTGAAGTCAACCTTCTCGCTCTTCGTCTGGTCTTCCTGCGAAGGCTCCGAGAACTTGACCTTGTACAGGAACTCGCCCTTGTACTTCATAACGCCGTTGACAATCTTTGTGATGACGCGACCAAGGCCGACGTACGGTGCAACGTCGTTGGCGTTGCGCACCATCTCGCCCTTGCCTTCCAAGCCGTTATTGATGGTGTGGCCGAGGATGGGCGCGAAAATCGTATCGTCATCGTCGGCAACTCCGAGCGTCACGCTGGCGCTGTTGAAGCTCTTGTCGGATTCCGCAAGAGCGTCCTCGGCGTAGAGCGTCGCGTCGTTGTTGGTCACGGAGACCTTGCACGACACCGCCTTGCCGAAAGACTTCGCGCCATCGTAGGTCGGTGTTCCGTCCTCAGCTTCGGTGAGCTTTCCCCACCAGATGTTGGTAAGGCCGATTTTTGCCATCTAAATCCCTCTTTCCTTTGCGAAACTGAGCGTGACGTGGAAGTAGCCGGTATCGTCCTCGTACATGTCGGCAGACGAGCGCGATACCTGCCACGTCCAGCCCGCGTTTTCCATCTTGTACTTCACCGCTTCCACAAGCTCGGTGAAGTTCCCCTTGCTGTACACGTCGAAGTCGTAGTAGGTGACGTACCCCAGCAATGAATCGTCCCCTGCATACGAGCTATCGTCGTACTCGTGTCCGAATGTGACGTAAGGCTCGCCGTGGCCTTCGTACCTCATGAACCGCACGGGAACCTCTTTGCCGTTGACGGTGAAGCCGTCGAAAATCTTGACGATTTCAGAGTTCATCGGCTCACCCCTTCGGCAGGTACTTGTCCTGCACCTTTTCCATGGCCGATGCGATTTCGCTGCTCACGAAACTGCGTCGCATGAAGGGATGGCGTGGATACGGCGAATTGCTGCGCCCGTATTCGAACATGTTGCACACCAGCGGCGCGGGCGTCTTCTTCCCGTCCTCGTTGTCGAAGTAGCCGTAGAACGCGACCTTGGTGGCAACTCCGTCATCTGATGGCGTTTTGTACGAGCGGGTCAGCTTCAGGCACTTCATGATGCCCGACTTCCTGAAGCTCGACGGGACGTTGGCCTGAACGTTCGCCAAAACCTTCTTTGCCCCCTCGCGCGTCATTTCTTTGAGCATCGTGTCGGTGTTCTTGTCGAGGAACTCGAACTGCTCCATAAGCTCGGTCGGGAGCTGCTCTTCGAATGCTGCCATCAGTGCGTCACCTCCTTCGCCTGAATCTCCAACTCGACGTTCGCGTGGTTGACGTTGTTCAGGTACTGAATCTCGTAGCGCCTTCCATCGAACAGAACGACCATATCGCGGTCGATTCTCGTTGTCAGAGGGTAGCGAATCGTGAAATTCGTCGTTGCCGCTTCGAAGCTCGTGCCGCTCTTGATGAGCGTGTACCCGCTTGTCGTTCTCACGCTCGCGTAGGCTTCCAATACAGGCTCGTCAACCGTGGTGGGGAACCCCTCCGCGTCGTGCCCCACCTTCGGGCTGACGATTTCAATCTTGTGGTCGTACTTGCCGGCGTTAATCATCTTGCATCACCGAGGGGAGAAGGTTGACGGAGTGCATGTCGAGGATGCTCTGCACCATGCGGTTGACGTTCGCGGAGTCAACGTACAGCGCACGGTTGTCGTACATGTCTTGGCACAGCACCAGCAGCACTGGCACGAAGTCCTGAGACTCGTCAAGCTGCGATGCCGTAAGACCAGTGTACTTGCACATGTAGGCCGTCGCCGCGCCAATCAGAGTGCTGAGGTATCCGTCCTCGTACGGAGTCACCTCGCCGACCCTGAGATATTCAGCAAGGTCGGCAGAGGTGACGTTAGAGACTTTCACGATCTGGTTCATCTAATCCCCCCTACTCTTGGGGATTCGCGTCCCCAGACTCCTCGATGCTCCTGTCGCGCTTTGGCTTGTTGACCTCTTTGATGTAGCCAGCCTTCAGAAGGTCGGCCACTAGCTCGGCATCCTCAATCTCCCGTGTCTCGCCCTCGTACATCGAGATGACGCCGCTGAAAGACTTCAATGCCTTATGCAACAGCCATCACCAGCTTTGCGAGCTTCTGCGCGTCCTGAACCTTGGAATCGAACTCGAACCATGAGATGACGCCAGTCGCGTGCTCGTCTGCGTACTTCTCGCGAAGCACCTGCGTCGTGATGTTCTCGGAGAACTTCGTCGCGAGTCCTGTCATATCGCCGTAGTAGATGACGGCCTTTCCGCCAGCGATGTCGGGCATGTTGTCGGACACGTACACGGGCTTTCCGAGAAGGACGCTACCGAACGGAGAGGTGATATCGTCGTTGAGCAGGTAATGGCCGTCCGAACCCTTCAGCAGTCGCAGCGCGGTGCGGGTGTTGCGTGACATAACCCACATCGCGTTGTTCTGGAAAACGTCCTTGATGGAATCCTTCAGCTTGACAACCTCGTCGGAAGTGATTGCGGTCTGAGCCGCAGCGGTCACGGAGTTGGTGAGCTTGGAAAGGCCATCGACCTTGTTTTTGGTGCCGATAAGAAGCTCGCGCTCGATGAAGCGAGCGATGTCCTCTCCCATCTGGTTGACCACGAAGGAAACGATGTCGAACTGGCTGTTGTTGATAAGCGAGTTACTAATCTTGCTCAGCGCACCAGCAAGGAAGCCGTCAAGCTCGATGTTCTTGAACTTGCCGTTGCTGGAAGTCAGCGGGGTGAACTCCTCGGCGTAAGCGACGTTGATGCTGCTGTCCGTGGTGTCGTAGTAAGGAATCTGGAGCTTGCCCTTGACGTTGTACTTCTGCGACTTCGCAAGAATCGGCGAAACGTCGTAAACCTTCTTAATAATCTGCTGCGCGATAGTGGTGGGGATGACGGAACCGTTGTCGGTCTTGGTCAGCTCGCCCGCACGCTCGTGAACGACGCGGCCACGGATGAAGTTCTCGAAGGCGCGGGTGTCCTGCTGCTCCTGAGTCGGCTTCGGCTCGCCGCCAGCAGGCGCGGGCTCCTGCTTCGGCTGCTTGTCCTTGGAATCGTCCAGCTCGTCGCTGATTTTCAGCGCGTCCTTGATGCGCTTCACATCGTCGCGGATTTCAGCCAGCTCTGCGGCCTCGTCCTCGGTCAGCTCGCGCTTGTTGACCTCGGCATCGGCGAGAATCTTCTCCGCCTGGTTAATCTTGTCGTTCTTAAGCTCCACGAGGTTCTTGTAGCTCAGGGAGCGGGTGTGGAAAATCTTCGGCATTGTTAGCCCTCCTTCATCTCGGCAATCATTGCCTTGTACTTGCTATAGTCAATTTCCTGCTTGGTTTCACGTGAAACATCGTCGGGCTTGTCCTCTCGCGTTTCACGTGAAACATCGTGTTCGTCAACGTTGGCGTCGAACGCATCGGAGACGAAAATCCTGTCCTCGGAATCCTCGCTGCGGGCCATGATGATCGTGCCGTCGTAGGCTGGCACCTTTGAACGGTCGAGGATGGATACCTCTTCGAGGTCGAGGTCGTTCACCTCGCGGGTGAGCATCCCGTTCTCGACGCCGTTCTTGACATCTCGGTCGTAGAAGCCGAAAGACCAGCCCACCAAATCGCCGCGCTTCGCCTTCTCCATGACATCCTTGTCGGTAATGGTGCACTTAGCGCGAAGCCCGATGTTGTCCTCGGTCAGTTCGAGGTTGCCCTTCTTGGTGCTGCCCAAATCCCGCTGCCAGTCGTGGTTGAGCAAAACGTGAACGTCGTCGTTGCGCTTCAGGGCGCGTGCGAACGCTCCCTTCTTGATTCGCTCGATGAACTTGCCCATGCGCGAAAGCATCGGCTTGCTGTTCCGCTCAACGGCGTTGACGTAGCCCTCAAGCTCGACCGAGTCATCACGAATGTTAATCTGCATTTGCTTCACCCCCCTGCGCAATCTGAGCGCCTTCAGAATCCGAAATGCCTGCCGCCTTCGTTGAGTCCGTGTTCGGGGTGTACGTCTCTCCACTTGTGGTGTCGAAGAGAACCGAGCCAAGGCCGAGGTCGATAAGGTTCAATCCTTCAACCTCGTTCATGTTCTCGTTGCGGCGCATCTCGTTAATCGTCATTATGCCACATTCTTTTGCAAGCTTGTACGTCTCGTACCGCTCCTTCAAGCTCGCCTTGATGATTTCACGGCTGTCGAATGCGAAGAAGTAATTCCGCTTCTCTCGCTCGAGAAGAAGGTCGCGGTTGAGCGCCGTCTCGAAAGCCCGCACGATGGGGTAGATTGCAAACTTCCACGTCTCCTCGAAATTCTCCTTGATGTGGAAGATGCCGTTAATCTCGTCCGCCATCGTCCGCTTGTTCTCGTCAAGCTGCATCTCGGTGGAAGTGCTCGACGCTTCCTGAAACTCCAAGCCGTTGTTCAGAACGACAACGTTTTCCTCCGAGTTTCCGTAAAGGTTCGACCATGCGCTCTTGAGCGCGTCGATTTCCTCCTGGCCCAGCTTGCGCTGGCTCTTCAAGAAGCCGCGCTTATTGCCGCCCGCCTTCACCAGCCCCAGCTGGTACATGAGCGTCTGGTATCCCGTCTCAAGTGCCTTCGCGACCTCCACGGTAATGCCGACGCCAGAAGCGCCGTCCTTCGTGTTGCGAAGAATCTTGACGAACTCGAAAGGCTTGTACGTCCCATCGCCGACTATGATGTCGTAAGACTTGTGAATCGGGTCGCTGTTGATGCTGATGCTCACCGCGTCGCACTTCACGTAATACAAGCCCGTCACGTCGTTTCGGCTGCGCTCGATGTAGCAATAGCCGCCCTTGCCCATGAGGTAGTCTTCGACCATCGCCTTCTTGAGCTGGAAGCCGTCCAGCGTGTCCCCCGTGTCACCGTTGAGCATCTTCGGGCGAGGGTCGTTCTCCACCTCCTCTACCACACCCTTCTTGGTGCGGTACAGGCGCACGGGCATGCAGGCCACGGCGCTCGTTATGAAGTCAACCGCGCTGGATACTGCGGGAAGCATCATCGCCTTGTCGCGGTCGATAGGCTCATTGCTGAGCAACGCCCTCAGAAGAACATCGTTCACTGTCCCATCGTCTCCAATGACGTTCTCGGCGGAGCGCCTGCGCTCCCGCCAATCGCTGAGCCATCCCATGTAATCACCCCTTTTTATATGACCTGAACCGTGAAGTCAGGCATTTGATTGAAAACAACGTCCTGCTGCAGCAAGTATACGGCGTTGATAAGCGAAACCACCATATCGACCTTGCCCTTGCTCTTCTTCTTGTGCACGTACATGTTTTTGTTGGTGTCGTATGAGCAGCGGGCATTCTGGAAGTTGATTTCTAGCAGCCTGTTGTCGGTGTACTCGAACTCGCCGCAAAGAATCTTCTCCCTCAGAAGTTTCGTCGGCGGATGGAGCACGCTCGAATGCTGCCTGATTTCGACGGTGTTGTAGCCCGCGCCTTCCAGCTTCTGAGCTGTGCTGAGCGCGTTCCATCGGTCGTAGCCGATTGCCTGCACCTGCACGCCGTACTTTTCCTCGATGCCGAGGATGAAGTCCTCGACAACCTTGTAGTCGATAACCCTGTCGCCGCAGGCTATGCACTTCCCAGCTCTTACGAACTCGTTGTAGTCAATCTTCTCGTATGCGTTCTTCTCGGGGATGCGTCCTTCTGGAACGAATGCGAAAACGTCCGCCAGAATGTTTCCGTCATCGTCTGCCGCTACCATCGCGACGGCTGTGTTGTCGTTCGTCTCCGAAAGGTCTAGGCCGAGATACACGACGCGGCCCTTCCAGTCTATGTCTGCTACCTTGCAAGCCTGAACGTCGGCAACGTCGATGAACGTCTCCGTTCCCTGACCCTGGTAGA